GCCATAAAAGGTCGAGACAATTATTTTAAACTATGCCGTTAACACCCAAAGGAAAAAAACTATTAAAAAAATTCATAGAACAATACGGAGAAAGAGGAAGGGATATATTTTATGCCAGTTTGGTTAAGGGAAAATTGAAAGATAAAGGAATTCACGGAAAAGGAACTGGAAAATTAGCAAAAGCGAAAAGAACCTATCAAAGAAAACACAAAAAGAAAAAATAATGCCAAAAAGAAGGAAAAAAATGGAACAAACTAAATTAGAGTATTATTTTGGTCAACAATTAGCAGAATATGTTGGAAAAGATATAGAAAAGGCAAGGGAATTGGTTAGAAGTTTTAGAACAATCGGAAATAGTAATGAGTGGGCTGTTCTTAAAAAGATAATTCAGGATACAAGAGAAAAGGTTATTGATAATTTAAAATCAGCGCCCCTTGACGAACAGATTTTAATTAGTTATAAAGAACAAATAGCAGCATTAGATTTTCTTTTGAATTTACCAGAGGAACTAATGAAGTTTTTAGAAATTGAGATAACGAGGGGCGAAGAATGAAAAGGTCGGAATTAAAAGTTAATAATTTTATGTCAAGGGGAATTGGAGCAAAAAAGGAAGAAGAAACAAAGAGTTATCCAAAAATTATTGGAGGAGTTTGCGAATTTTGTGGACATCCAGCAAGGAATTGTCCGCATTTTAAAGAAATATTTGCGGAAGGAAAGTTTAGATGTTTATGCGGAGCAAGCAATAATCCTTCTTCTTTTGAGCAATCAATTTATATGTATGTTCCAGAATGGAAAGCGTGGATTTGCAATTCAGAAGGTTGCCGAAAACAGGCTGAATTGAGAGGCGGATATACAAATCCGAAAATTTTAAGGTTCTATAATCCATAGTATATCTTTAATTTCCTTTCCGTATTCCCCGATGCGGAAAGCGTAAAAAAATGGGTGTAGAAATACAACAAACAACATCAGAAAACGAGAAGCAAGTTTCAGAAGAATTAAAAACCGCAGAACAAGAAAAACAAGAAATAAAGACAGAAGAGAAAAAGCCATCGTTAGAAGAAATCGAAGGAAACGCTGTAAAAATCCTTCGAAAGAAATACGAGCAGGCGCTTAAAGAAAAAAAAGAATTAGAAGAAAAGTTCCTTTCGCTTCAAGAGGTTGCCAAGATTGCCAATGTAGACGAGTTGCTCTCAAAAGTGGATAAGTTAGAATTTGAAAACATTCTTTACAAGAAATTCCCAGAATTAAAAGATGATGCGGAAAACATAATGAAAGAAAGAAAAGAAGGAGAAAGTTGGGAAGAAGCAATTTATAGATATATTGGCAAAAAAAAAGGCAACTTCAAAAGAAGAGAAGGTGGGATATTCTTTGGGCTCTGCTCAAACTTCAAGAACAGTTGTTGAGCCCGACTTCCTAAAACTTCCGAAAAAAGAACAAGAAAAAATAGCAGAAGGACTCTTTAAACAGATTTACGGAATAGAATAGAGTTTAAATAGGAAGCGGATAAAGGTCTTAAAAAAGATCCACTTCCTATAATGGCAACGACTACAACATCCAATCTATCGACAGACCAGAAGGCGCTGGGAATTTATTTTGACACGAGAGTTGTTGAAAGTTTGCAACCCTATCTCTATTTTGAACAGTTTGGAACAGTGGAAACCGTTCCAGAAGGCAATTACACCTCCAGATTTTTCACTTTTGACAAGATTGCTACCAGCAATGTAAGCCAATTGTCAGAAGGAACTGGTCCTACTGCCATCGCTGTTTCTGTTAGCGCAGTTGACAGAACGCCAACTCAATATGGGATTAGTGTTGAAATGACAGATTTGGTCGCTTTGACCGCTGTCTTTCAATTAGTAAATACAACCCTTACTGAAGTTGGTAAGGCAATGGCAAGGAAGATTGATGAGGTAATTCAGACCGTTGTTAATGCTGGAAGCAATGTGATTTATTCTGGAGGCAAAACTTCAAGGTCAGGTTTGACTTCAGGTGATACAATTTCTGCTACTGACATTTTAAAGGCAGTTCAGAAATTAAGGAATAATTCTGCTCCTGAATACGCTGGTGGCGGATATGGTTGTATATTACATCCATTTGTTGGATACGATTTAATGAGCAATACATCAACTGGACAATGGATAGATGTCCATAAATATGCACAGCCTGAGAATATCTTTAATGGAGAAATTGGCGCTATCGGTGGGGCAAGGATTGTTCAATCTCCTAATGTTCAGACATTTAGTTCAACTGTAACTGTTTATCCGACTACTTTAATTGCTGCTGACGCCTACAGAATTTCTTACTGGCTGGCAAGAAAAGTAAATACTTATGTTTATCCGCCAGAAAGCGCTGTTAGTGTTAACAATCAGTTAGGACAAAAGGGTTGGGTTGGTGCAAAAACCAACATTGGGGTTGCAAGGACTCAAGAGGAAAGATTGATGAGGATTGAAAGCGCTGCTACTTCTCTCTAATGATTGATTAGATTGCTAAAACCCTGATTGGGGGCTATGGGCAATGGAAGGCTCCTTGTGGCTTCCGCCCCCGCTTCACCAAAATGCAACTTTCAACGATCTTTGAAAAAACAAGAAAAATAACCAATACGAATTCAACGACCTTACCCGATGTTGACCTTTTGTCTCTTACTAACGAGACTTATTTAGATATTCAAAGAAGTTTAGCAAACGAAGAAATAGAATTATTTGGCACAATTAAGAAAACTGATTTAGTTGCCGATCAAACAAACTATGTTTTACCGAGTGATTTATTAACCATTTTAAGATTAGAAATTAACTATGATGATCCAACTGATGATAGTAAATGGCAGAAAATAAGCCAAGCGGATTTAGGAAATTTACCATATGAGTGGTATGAGTTAGTTAAAAAACAGCCCAAAACAAAACCATTGATGGATTTATTCGGCGGGCAGGTTTTTATTTTTCCCAGAACAGAAGAAAATAAAACAAACGGATTAAGAATTTGGTATATTGCCAAACAGCCAGAATTTACCTCAACATCAGATGAAATCCCCG